GAGATGTTAGACCAGAGTCTGTAAAGATTTCTATCTGAGTAGAATTAATTACACTTACATAGTAAGTAACACCTGCTGTTAGTCCACTAAATGTGTCTGATGTTTGTATTGGGTCTGCATTCGTAAATCCTGCTGTACTTGCAACACCTAATCGATCAGTTGCTGAGTTAATACCAGTTACTAAAACTTCATTGACTCCAGTCCAATCTGCACCATTAGATGTTTGATAGATAACATTGTTTTCACCAACTGCAATTGCAATTGTTCCGTTACTAGCAACTGCATTCAGTCCATTTGGTGTAATTGATACACTATCTGACCAAGTATTACCGTCTTCGTCTGAAGAATATGATATAATATTAGTTGGTACTAACTGCGTTAATCCAGATGTATAATCGTATCGTAGTCCTTTACCAACTGCAACAAATCCTGTATAACCTGTTGTAGTAACAAAAGCAGTTCCATTCAATGTTACTTCAAAAACAGTATCATATGTTTTCTTTGTAGTCCAAGTTGTTGCATCTGTACTGTTGACGATGCCATCACCAACTGCTACATAATAATCACTACCATATGCTACACTGTTAAGTGCTAATGAAGGTGCAGTTAGTACAGATGATCTAGTTGTCCAAACAATTCCGTCTGTACTTTTATAAATTGGTGTTGCTATGTTTGATGATGTTATTACATAGACACCATTACCATATACAATGTCAGTTGCATTAACAACAATATTAGCAATGTCTCTTGTTGCCCATGAAGTTCCTGCAATTGATGTAATTACGCCTGTGTAATTCGTAAAGTTAGCAGGAGCATAGTATTGAGTGCCGTCCCATAGTATTGCTGGTATCGCAACACCTGTTGGATAAAATGCTTCATCTTTTAATGTTATGTCAAGTGCATATTGATCTTCTGGAGCAAATGCATTACCTAAGTAAACTGCATTTGGATATGTTGTTCCAACAAACAACTGAGTCAAATCAAGTCCTGGCATGTTAATTGTTGGTTGATAAAATCCTTCTACTCTATCAAGTGCATTTAAGAGATTGCTGTCTGCTCTTAACTCTTCCCATTTGCCAATAATAAATTCTTCATCGTCATTTGATATAATACATCTGTAAACTCTGTTTAGATATTTTACAATAGACTGATTGAAGTAGAATGGTTCTGGTAAGAATGCATAACTACCTGCTTTAGACATTGTAAATTCTACACTTCCTGGTGTTACAGGAACAATGTCACTGCCACCTGGCTCTGTACTTACTTTGATATCGTTTCCTGTGATATCTGTTATATAATATTCTGTGCTGTTTGCTAAGCCACTTGCAGTTTGCTCTGCTGTGCTTAAACTCATAAAGACTACTGTGTCATTCACTACGAAAGATGTAGAGTCGGCAACTGTGTATGCTGATGCTGTTATAGCAGTTACATTAGTTGAAGTAAATCCACCAAAGTCAAATCCTATACCACTAACTGGCGTTGTCATTCTTGCATCAGAATAAACTTCTAATTGATTTTGACTGATAACTTTTAAATAATACTTTGTTACATAGTCTTCTGGATCACCTGAAACAATCAAACTTGTGACTGCTCCATTTGCATCAACTGTGTTGACTTCTAAAGTAGCATCATTTGCAGGAGATGCTCCGCCTATGCTAGTTCCAGGTATTGTAATTTTGTTTGTGTTTGCATAGCCTGTACCGCCACTGCCTATAATGACTGAGTAACCGCCTAATTTAAATCCTATATCGAATTCTGCAAATGTTTGTGGTGTTTGAGTCAAGTTAAATGCTGTTGTACTATCTGATAAAGTAACATCACTTCCACCAGCAGAAGTAGAAACAGTAATATAATCACTACCTAAACCTGTCATTGTTCCATTGTCTGTAGTCAACGTATATGCGGCGCCACCAATAGATTCACTAATTGTAAATGTAGTAGGACTATCTATTGTTAAAATAAAGTATTCATCAGTGATTGTTATTCCACCTAATCCTGCGCCACTAAAGATCACTGGCATACCAACCCAAAGTGAACTTGTGTCTGAACATGTAATTAAATTACCAGACGAAGAAGTTGAACCACAGAATACAGTTATTGGATTAACTGTTGCTGTACCAGTACCTGCTCCAACACCTGTTGCTGTAAATGTAATGCCTACTGAACTGCTTATTGCACCAATTAATACATAGTTTGTTGTCCCTACAGTAGTAATTGTGTATACTTGTCCTACAACAAAATCGCCTGCTTCGACAATACGATCACTAAATTCAGTAACGAAGTATGGAGTTGCTGTTGAAAGTCCGCCTGTAGCAGTATCAAACTCTACTGGCATGTTTATATAAAAGTTGCTTGTACGAGCATCTTGTGTTTGTAGTGCAATTCTATCTACAGTATCAATTGTTGCACCCAATGATCTTGTCAGTTGATTCGATACAGAAGATGCAGTAGTTGGAATATTTGTATAATACTTAGAAGTATCATAGAATGTAAATTGTTGTCCGTTAACTTGTCCAGGTGATATTGGCAATGACACGTTCATTAACATTGTGCCAGTTGCAGTTGATAAATCAAATGCATCTGCTTGACTTGTCAATAGTCCAGTATCAGTTGTTGCAGTACCTGTACCTGTGCCTACACCTGTTGATTCAAATATAGTGCCAACATTGTTGTTAGCCGCACCAAGTAGTACATAGTCAGTAGTACCTGCAGTTACGATTTGATATGTTGTGCCAGGCACAAATGATCCAGCAGTTATAACACCAACATCAGTTACAGCAAATGCTGATCCATTAATCGAGGTTGAGATTATAATCTGAGTTGAAGATACAACTTCTCTTACATAATAAATTGTGCCAGATTCAATATTACCATAATTAGTTATGATAGTGCTAGGCAACGTAAGAAAGTCATTAAAGACAATTGGATCGTTAACAGCAAGACCAGTTGTTGAAATAACTGTTATTCTATCTGTTGCACTATCTGTGCCAACAAGTGTAGTATTTGTTGCTGTGGCTGACGTACTAATAGTAACAGTTTCATCATCGAGGACTGTCGTTACATAATAAACGTCATTTTCAACTACGTCTCCGAACACATCGCCTACAAAGAATAAAGGAATACCTGGATAGAAACCATTAGTTCCGCCTGTACCGATAAGACTTTGTGGAATCGTTATTGTGTTTGTTGTTCCATTAGTTGCAGTTGCTGTTAGCAATCCAGGGTAGTTAAGTGTAACTACTGCTGTGTCTGTTACTGTACCTGCATATGCAAACATACCTGCACTTGATGCAGTTTCAGTAGTTACAGTAAATGTAGCACCGCCTACTGTTTCACTAATTGTAAAATCTTTAATGTCAATAATAGACTTGACATAATAAACTTGATCCACTATAATATTGCCTATTACTGCTCCAGTAAATTTGATTGGCATGCCAACTGTAAAACCAATTGTAGAACCAGATGAGTTTAACTCACCAGTTGCGTCATCATAGGGGTTTAATCGAATTTTGTTTCCAGTTGCAACAGTGTTTGTAACTCTACGAGCAAATGTAGAATATGATACTGTTTGATTATTAACAGCATTAGCAATTTCTAAAACTGCACCCTGTGCTGAAGCCTTAATATCTTCAATTGGAGGAACAGTTGCTTGTAATGAGATTGCAGAACTTGAAACGTTCTCACTGTTAAAATAACTACCTGCAAAAAACGAACCGTAGAATGCATTTGCTTCCCAATCTAAGATTTGAGATGTGTAAGTAGTTCTATCAAATTTTAATTCAATATTGTTTTCTCTAACTGGTGTTGCATTTGTAATTGCTGATGCTTTAGCACCAACATTTAATTGGAAGTTGCCATCAGTTGTTCCAGTTGAGAAGACTACTCTATCAAATTCGTAGACTGCTTCATTGTAACTTGTGTACAAAGCAATAACAGTTGATGGGTTTGTTTCAAGTATATTAACATAATACCATTGATTGTTTATTAGCCCAGTAACTGATGCAGACGATACAGTATCATCTTTGTATTGTATTAAATCACCAGTTTGTAGACTTGGAGCAAAAACTGAAATTGTATTTAATGTAGAGTTGATATCATCATTAGTAAAGAATAACTGCTCTGACGGTGCAATTCTAATTTCTGGTAATACAGCATACCCTTCTCCGGGATTTATAACTTTCACACTGACAACAGAATCAACACTCATCACTGCTTCAAGTTGTGCTTCAACTCTTGGTGCTGGGTAGACAGTTGTATCAATGTATGCTGTAATTTGAGGTGGCTCAACATAGTTTTTACTACCATCTAACACTACTACAGCAGGAAGATCAATAAAGATTTCTGCTCCAGGTACATGTGCTAATGGCGTTGTGCCATCAAATCCTCTTTGTAAACCAATTAGCATGTTCAATGCTCTGTCAACACGTGAGTATGATATCTTCTCTGTGCCAATTTGTATTACGCCATTGATTGGGAAACCTGATGCGTTGTCAACGAATAAAAGCGAAGACCCAATAGGCAGATAAACAGAAAGTAAAGTAATTTGATAGTCTGTTTGTCCAGAAATTGACACACCGTAATTATTAAACCAATCTTTATATTGTGGCAATTGCCAAATAGCATTTGTTGGCAAGAACGTTGATGTGTTGTTTACATTCTTATATGATAACTGGGGAGAAACAAATTGTTCTATCGAACTGTCCCAAGTGGCTGGCAAATCAAAGTCTGTAACGTTGCCGTCATATGTGTCTATACCTGTATACTTAAACAAGAAATCTTTAATTACTACATGAAATGGTTTTGTCTCATTGATATAACTTGACAAGAATAATTGATTATCTGATGAATAATTTTGTATTGGTTTCAGTTCTCTAATAGTATGACTAACGTCAACAAGAGAAGTCTTGTTTAACCAAGGCAAATAGTTTTGTGATTCATCTGCTTCACTTTGAATATATTCAAATAAAAGAATCAATGATTTGTTTCTGTACTCAACTAATTCATCAATATAAATTTGTTCGTTTAATGCACGAATGATCCAACGTGTTTCTTCACTTGGGTATTCATCAAATGAATCAGTGTCAAAGAAGTTATCACCGAAGCCTGTTTTGCCTAATGCATAGTCCCAAAGATAGATATTAAATTGTATTGTTCCGTTTTCTAAACCGATACGAGTCCATAAATCTGCACCATCATAACGATACATTTCCCATTTGCCTTCACCGTTTGTTTCAACTCTAGCAATTGTTCCTGTAGTAACAGTAAGAGCAGAAAGATCAGCATAAAGTGGCACTGAGACAGATGACTTAGTATTGTTATTGTATTGTCCTATTGGATTAGTTGTTGGTAACCACCAGTTGACATATGACCAATAATTAGTAGTGTCATAAAATTCTCCTGTTTGGAAAAGATATGTAGCACTTTCTCTTGTTTCTGAGATTGGGAAATCTGCTAATATAGTATTGGCATATTTTAAATAGTTTTTCAAGCCTAAGAATCTATTGAAGAAGAAACTCTGTCTTGGTCTTTGCAGTACGCCTGACTGTACTGCTTTCGGTAAATATGGATTAGGCACAACTGCACCTACTTCGTCTACTCCAGAGAATGAATCTAATAAACGATCATATAAACCTTCTGGTCTGTTTGCTTGTGTTTGTATTCCAAATTTTGGCAGACCAGGTAAGAAATCATCTGCACCATCTCTTATTAAACTAAATTCTTGGTGAGATGGATCGTCATTACTGCCTGTTGCATAGCCTATATGGAATACACTATCATTAACATTTATATATGGTTGACAGTTATATAAACCAAATGCATTTGGCAACAATGGCGTAAGATATGAAACTCCAGATGCTGTTGGGTTTGCAATATATGCTTCTAAGTTAGTATCAGATAATGTCTTGCCTTCTGCACTCATTACAGTATCTGTATTTCGTACCCAGAAATAGTAGACAGGAGTAACTACATTTGATGCGTTTAGTGTCGATTCGATACTATATGTTTGTAAGTTCTTAGGAGTTCCTGCACCTGTGTATTGACTTGGTACATTACTTGATGCTACCCATGTATATACTGCAACATCTGATCCTGGGAACACTTGCCCCCAACGACTCGCATTGTATACATTATCATTTTGATGATAGTTTAACCATCTAGTAGTTGACGTATCGAACCAAAGTTCACCGACATGATCAGTTCCCCATATAAGCCCTGCATTGATTCCATCGATCTCAGCATTATATCTTGCTGGGTCTACGTTGTCAACATAGTCGAGGTTTTCTCTTACTACACCGAGCAATTTATTTTGCATCGGATCTATGTAATCTAAATTAATTAATGTATCATTTGTTTCTGCACTAAAAATTTGTGCATTTTGTATTTTGTTTATGTCTACCGTTTTTGAAGGTGTTCTGTATAATGTCCAATCTTTGATGCCTGTTGCATTTTGGAATAAATTAACTTGTCCTTCTAAATCTCCGTAACTTAAGTTAGGTGTACCAATCAGAACTTGATTTGCATTAAAATCTAATGCTGTTCCGTATTCTGGTTCAAAGCCATAATTTTGTTCTTTGCTGTTCAAGTTTTGTGCATACACAAATTGACCTGGATCTGCAACTGAACCATTATAATTAGCAAGATAATCATACATGTAGACTGCACCAGCATTCTCCCATGTGTCAACAAAACGAGTTGCGTTATTATCAAAGATAGTATCGTTGTCTAAGTTTTCATCATCAGTAAAATCAAATGTTGTGCCTAAGTATCTTGTACTTACTGGGGCAGAAATTACTACTGAATCTTTTTCATTAAATTTAATCGTGTTACCAAATAATGTTCTACTGTCATTATGTGGTGCAGTAATGTTTTGTGTTTTTGTATAAAGAACTAATCCAAGATCAGATAATGTAGCAGTATCAACTGCTTGTATTAATAGTTTTTCATTAATCAATGCTAGACCTGCACTGATAATTGATATGATAAGTTTACCATCGGCAGTTGCACTTGCTTGAATGTTAGTGATGTCACTAGCATTGATAACATTTACTATATCAGTAGCAGTACTACCATTTACTAAGTTAACTAAGTATCCGTTTATTAACAGTTTTCTGTCAGCAGTTAGTAAGCACTTACTTGTACCAATGACTGTACCATATTTTCCACCACCATTTGTATATCTGTAAACTGAACCGTCAGATTGTATTGTCCCTAGAAGACGAATCTCACCAGGTGCTCCCATTAATACTTCACTACCATATGAAGTCATGTCTGTTGCATAACCTAATTGAGTACCAACTCTAGTGTCTTCATCTGGAATCATTGTTTGTGCTAATGTAGAAACTGATGTACTTACAGTAACAATATCACCTGCTCTTAATGTTCCAAAATATTTAAGTTCATTTAGACCCGACATCGCATAATTGTTGTCATCAACAATTGTACCGTTAACACTAACTTGTCTAATTGCAGTATTGTTTTGTGCATAAATGTCAGCATTAAGAGTAGCATCATCTTCTAATGTAATTGCTGTAGCAGATGATCTAGTTGTTTTAAGTGACATTGTACCAACGCCAACTTCTTTAACATAATAAACTTGATTAGGACTTATACCAGAATCTCCAAAGACTCCGGCTGAACTAAAGACTATCGCAGTATTTTCAGTTAATGCAGTACCAGTGTATGTAATTACATTGCTTGTTACATTACTTGCTGATCTAGCAACGAAGATTGTATCCCATGCCGCATCAAATATATGAGGCTGATTTGGTATTGAATTGTATTGTGATTCAAAATTTTGCATTGCACGTGAGTAAACATAACTTGTACCCCAATTAGCATTGCCCTCCGGGGACGTTAAAGTTGGAGCACCAATTGAAACTGTATCGCCGTTAGCATCAGTTGCAACTGAAGAACCAAATCCACCTGCACCTACAGGAGATACGATTTCTGTTTCTTCATTAGAGTCAGTGTATGATACTTGATTTGCTGTGCCTGTGCCAGAACCGATACCAGTCGCAACAAACAAAATTCCTACTTTGTTTTCTACTGCACCGATTGCTGTAAAGTCTGTTGGGTTTTCATAACAGATACCATCACCTGCTACAAATCCTGCTGGCGGTGTTGTTGCCGTGAATGTAGTACCAACTTCATTGTCTACTGCACCGAGTTGAGTAAATTCTGTTGACCCAGGGAACAAAATCTGATAAGATTGTCCTGTTGTAATATCACTAGCACCAACTTCTGTACCCAATGAAGTGATCTCATATGTTTCAGTTGCAGTAAAGTAACCTGCTGTTAAAGGTATTCTTTCTCTGCTAAGTCTTATTACTTGATTGTTTAGTGGGTCACCAACATAAATCCAATTTTGATCATCACTCATAGAAATACAAGTACCTGCTCCTGCACCAATTGTGATAGTTTGTAGTAAAACTGGATCGTCATCTATAACTGAATCGTTTACTGTATAGATGTAAACACGACCTACTGGGAAACCAGTACCATCAGTTGTTTCTGTGATAGCAAACAAACGACCTGAGTATGCGATTGCTGTACCGAATGTTGGTCTTGCTCCGCTAATAGGTAATATATTATCACTGTCTGTATCTTGTACAAATTCACCAGTAGTATCATCTACAACATAACGATAAACTCTACCGATTGTTGAATCTCCTAACCAATAACTATATGTGTCTGGTATATACGCAACAGCACTACCGAATGTTTGTCCGTCTGCTCGGTTTAAAGTTGTTGTCATGTCATAGTTTAATGACTTACGATAAACTCCCCAATTGCCATCTTCGGCTTCATCTACCCATACAGTGTTCTTAACAAACTCTGCTTCGTTTAAATCTAAATTATTAATGTCTGCTGGTTGTTCTACACGTTGATCAATAAATGTCAAACCTAAACCATTACCACTTAATGTTTGTGGTGGTTGAACTAATGGTAAATTAATAGTTATTGAATTTAAATCATTAACAACAGTAACAATATAATAACCATTAATATTAGATGCTACGTTAATCATTGCGAACGGATCTAATATTTTTAAACCATGAGGTTTAGAAAATGTAATTGTAGTTGTGTTGTTTAAATTTGGAGTAACGCCTACAACTCTACCAACTGGCTTCCAAGTATATACTCTCCACTTTTCTTTGAAGTTTGCTAACCAAGCATAATCTCTAACATAAAAATCAGTGAGAGGTACTAATGTATCATTTGAGTTAACTGCTTGTGGTAAGTTAGCAAAGTGATACGCCGCTAATTTAACATCATTATAATTAACAAAGCCTGCTGTTGGGTATAACTTAGTTTCTGGCTCATATGCTAGTTCTGATAATATGTTAGCAGATTCAGGAGCCCGTGCGTAATTAAATAGATTCGCAAGTGATACGTTTTGCATTGATCCTTGAGTTGCAACATTATCTATTAATGCAACTATAGAAGGATTACCTGTTAACTTTGCTTCATTCACTAAGAACTCTACAAAATTATGATTAAGTGTTCCACCAAACTCTCCTGTTTGAATTCCCCAGTTTTCATAAACATCATAGTTTATACCACCTGAAGGTAATGTTGCCCCTTTAAAAGCAGAAACTGAGTTAGGTGTTCCTTTTGTTTTAATTAAATTCTTATAAACATTAACTTGTGTGATGTCAGTCAAGTTGATTGATGCAAGATAGTCTCTAGGTCTAAAGCCAATCAAAGAGAATGCTAATTGATCTGCATCGTTTTCTAAGTTTGCTTTTGTATCATTATAATATAAAGTACTTTCGTAAGAACGTGTTGCAGAGTTAGGCAACAATCCTTTTTGAATCTGATCTGCATCTGTTAGTGTCCACTGACCATCTACAAATGTTGCTGACGGCTGTACTGTTGTACTTGCTGTCCAAAATTTAGATTTGTATGTAACAATAGATCCTTTAGGATATACTAGTGTAGGTGTCCATTCTTTGATGTTGTCTTGGTTAAGAATAAATCCAGACGCAAACATGGTACCGTCCCATTCAGCAGTTTTAGTGCCTCGTAGATAAAGTCGGTTCTGTCTAAGTCCAGTAACAAGATTATAAACAACATCATTAAACAATGTAGTGTTATCAAAAACAATACCGTGTTCTAAGTTACTTAATTGAAATTGACCATATGACATTGCATCGCCAGTATTCAATGTTTTAACTTCAAATTTTGTATCGAGTCTTTCTATGTTTAAGTCTTTAGTTGCAATCTGATATAAGTTTTGATTTAACAAGAAATTTTCATTTTGAATTGTTAAAGGTTGAACAACATCACTCTCTTTTTCAATTTTTAATGTGTTAGCAGATGGACCAATAGTTATAATAGATCCAGATTCCCAATTAAATTGTGCCCAATACAAATACTCTCTGATCATCAGTTCCCAGTCTAAAGTAACTGAGTTTTCAATCGTGTCAAAGACCATACCTTTACGTGTTAGGTATGAACCATAACTTGCTAAGAACTGTGACAGTTGTTGTAATGTATAAAATTGTGTGCCGTACGGTACAATTTTTTCTTGTATATCTGATTGTGTGTATTTGTTTACAATGTCTACTGAGTAAGCATCAACTGATATAGTTGTTGTGCCTGTTCCTGTAATTGGCTGATCAATTGTAAAGTATGCTTGATTCTGTGAATTACCATATACTTTCCAACCATTATTCACAAGTTGAATAACAACACTTGAATATTTAATTTCATCATTAGGTTGATTATCATGTAGCAACACTTGATAACTTTCATCTGGTATTAACAATGATGAATTGTTTGAGTTTGGTGTTACTTTTTCAACAAGGAATTTTAATAATGTTTTATCACTGAATCCAGCCAGTCTATAAATTAAACGAACATCAACATTGTTTAATAAAGATGTAATAGTTTTTGTTGCATCTACGCCTTGTTGCTTTTCATAGTCAACAATCCAGTTGATGTAACTTGTTTTTGCTGTGCCATTACCATATACTTCAATATCACTGATGTCTAAATGAGTTCTGTCATCTACTAGATATTGTTTAAATTCTGTGTTATACTTATAGTTGTCTAAGTCTGCGCCTAAGTTAAAGAAATCTGCTGGTCTAGTTAATGCAAAGATTTTCATCAAGTCAAAAGCATATGATGAACTTCTTCTGTATGAGAATTCTGCTGGTGCATCATCTCCTACTTTCCAATCACGTTGAAATAAGTTTTGATCGTAGTTGCCAACTAACGTCTGCATTGGAGATTTTAAGTCTCCATATTCATCTACTGGAATAATTCTACTTAAACCAGGACGTTTTAATTCTTCTACAGTAACACTAGTTGTTCCGCCTGTATTATAAATAATACCTGCTTCTAAGTCATTCCATAATATAGTGTTTTCACTTGTGTATGGAGCTGGTCCATATTGTGCTGTCCACCAACTTGGCATTTGTGAAAAGCCTAACATTTCCCATGGTGCTATGTTTGGTTGAGATGTACCATAAAAGTATTCATACACCCCTCTCCAATAACCTTGTTCAATAGGAGTATTGTCTAATTTATTAGAAGACTGCCAATAGTTCCAAGACCATTCGTTTGCTTTTGTATATCCTTTTTGAGTTTTGTAAGCGATTCTATTTTTACCAACCCAACTTAAAAAGTTTGCACTATAAATCTTTAAGAAGTCTTCACTTGAATATGTAGAGTCTGTGAAGAACCCTGGCAATACTTCATAATCTTTTATTGGTACTTCTGTGCTTAACTTAATGTTATTATAAATTCTATTTTCAAACTCTAGTAATGCTTGATCTCTAAAATCAGTAAGTCCTGTTGACGGCGTATAGTCGAGTGTATACAAAGATGTATACGAACCGTCATGTCCTCTTAGCATGTAAGTAGGAGTTTGATAGTTTGGATCTAAAACAACTTCTGGTTGCCATTTAGGATATAAACCTAACTTAGTAGGCGTGTTTGGAACATATGAACTATATGTTTGATTGTATTCTTTAATAGTTATCTGATCATTTGGTTGCAGACTCAAAGTAACAGTCAACGATGGCGCAGTAGATGAAACTGTATAGTCTACATCTTTAATTAATTGTGTAGTTGTTACAGTACCTGATTCTGTTCTTGCAAGATAAACTAAAACACCATTATAGTTTGCTGTTGTAAAATTATATGTTTGTGATAACGGATAAATCGATTCTTGCAATGCGTTTGCAAACGTATATGTGTTTGTCTTATATGGTGCTTGTGATGGCAACATATCACTCCAAAAGAATGATGTATCTTCTGTTTTAGATTTAACAATAATGTTTAATGCATCATCTAATATTTTACTTGGTGTATACGTATTAGACACATCCATATCATTAACAGTTTTAACAACTAACTGTTTGTAATTTGTATATTCTTGTGAGTTGTATTGTAAAGCATTAAACAAATTGTAATTAGACTTACGTAAAAATATACTTGGCAAGACTAATGAAGCAGAGTTTTGAATAATACTGTTACCATATGGAACAAGATTACCTAAGTCTCTTAAGTTGTTAGCACCGAAAACAACACCAGTTGAATCTGGGTTGTTAATAAAGATGTCTTGGTACTGTGATCTAATGTCACCCAAGTCAGCAACTTTTAAATTTTCATTAAATGGATTGTTGCTTAAATTAATAGGTATGCTATAATATGCTGTTGTCGAAGGTTGATTACTTAACAACAAAATTTGTATAGGAGTGTCTACTGTTGGTGCAGTATTAAATGTCACTGTCGTTGTTTTATCAGTAGATGTTACAGTGTAAGTACTAGGCAATTGATATACATTATTAAGGTAAACTTGGACATTTGGCCAGTGGGCAGTTACAGTTGAATCATAGGGAATAACTGCAACATCACACGTGAATTCTGCTGTGGTCCCTGCTGTATATTCTAGTTCAAATATTTGATATTGAACTGAGGGGGCAATGGCTGTTTGCCAGCCTAATTCACGGGTCTTTGTTGTGCGTGTAGAATAATCATACACGTAACCTGTATTTACGTTTTGTGTTACTGGAGTTGTTCCTGTAACATATGAAAATGTATCAACGTTTAATGATACATCAAAACTAATATCACCTTGATTGACGATATCAGAATAACGTACAGGGAAACCTAATATCGGATCATTTATGCCTGTACCTACACCGTAAGCAAATAATTTATTACCTATAAATGAAGTGCCTTGATAAATTGTAGTATCGCCAAATGACACATTGTTTTTATCATAGATATTAAACAATGGCGCTTGATTGACTGTTAGTTTTTGTTGTGCTTCTTCCCATACTGTACCATTAAACCAGAATGTAGAACCTTGATTATAATATCCTCTTAGTGCTACTGTTTGGTTATCAACTAAGGCTGGTGAGTCAACTGACTCTGACAAAGTAATGATAGGTACTGAACCTGGAGTAATCGTTGAAAAGCCAACAACATAAATTTTATTTCTGACTTCTAAATTAGTATCTGCTACAAAAGCAACTCTAGCACCAGAAAACAATTGATAGTTTGCAAGTGCATCATCAGACCCAACAATTGATGCTACACTCGTAGTTCCAAATGTTGTATTAGATTCCCAAGAAACAGTTAACACAGTGTTTGTGCCTACAACTGCAAGACTACTAATAGAAGTATTTCTTGGTAGTAAGTTAGTTGAGTCTGCAACAAATTGACCTTTTTGGAACGATTTCAAAATATCAGTTGTTGGAATAGTTATTGTTGTGGTTGTGGCATTTGTCACAGCCGCAATTGTTGCAGTATAATTAGTGTACGATTCTACATCTGGATAATATGCTTGTTGGTTCGCTACATCAGCAAATGCATTTGTTGTGCGAGTATCAATAAAATCAACTGGCGCTTTTGCTTCTGTACCAGAATCAAATAGTTTTAAGTTTGGATAGAACTCAACGATCGGACGTTTTGCTTTTCTGTCGCCTGTAATATATGTTGAGATGATCGATGGGTTATCATTGTATTTTGCTGTTGCATTGATAACATCAATATGGAACCATCTGTTTGATCTTGACCATGCATTTCTATTAATAGCAGTTCTAGCAATAGTAATATAGTCTTGGTCTACTGGTATAAACAATTCAACATCAAAGTTGCCAATAGAGTAGTTCAACGTGTCATAAGGAATAAATTCAGTTCCAGTAAAATCTTCTGGCACAGTTAAATCAGTAGTTGGGATAAGTTGTATTGCTTCCCCTACTCCTTCAACATAGTATTCACCTGTCAAGTAACTTGTAGGAGTAATATCTCCTTGAAATTCTACTTTAAGACCATTCGTAAATTCTACGCCGTTTGTAGACGTGTATGTTTTTTGTCCTATAATATCTACATCAACATCAATTGTATTATTCGTGTTACTTTCGATTAGTCTTATTGTGCCTACTTTGTTTGGATCTGTACCATCTTGGTAGTACAATGTATCTAATATAGCAGACAAATATGGAATTTGTGTAATGACACCAAGTGTGCTACGATAGAATTCTAATCCGATATACTCAGTACCGAATTGAACAGTAATCTTTTCTTCGTTTGGAATGACACCAGCTGGTATCAAACGAATAGTTGGGTTTGTTGCATCTCCAACATATGTAATTGTATAAAAGTTTTCATTAACATTTGTATAGAAGCCTTCTTCAAACAGACCTTCATTAACATTTGCAGTCATTGTTCCTGTTTCAGGCGTTAATGATACTGCTGGACCATTCAATGTTTCTGAGAGTTTAAAAACAGAAGGACTAACAATCTCTTTTACATAATAAATTGTATTGCTGTCTACACCACCAATTAAAGGACTTGTGCCTACTTGTGAAAATGTTACAGTTTGATTAAGTACTAAATCGTCAGTAGAACCAGAAGTAATAACTGTGTCTGCTGTTGTTTCAGTAATTGCTAAAGTAACTGGAGCAACAATTTGCGTTGATGTTAAATTAACATCGTAGTTTGCTCCATTCTCATCAAAGAATGATTGAATAAAGCCTACTTCGTTTGGCTCTGATGTTTGAGAAAACATAACAGTAAGATTTTCAAGTGATGTTACACCATCTATGTTGCCTATTTCAGAAAGAGTTTTACCATTGATATCAGAAAATAGTTCGTTACTTACAACACTAACTGTATTGTTTCCTGGAAACAAAAACTGATCTTGTGCATTTCTTTGCGGCACTGTAAATGTAACAAATCCTTGCGATGCACCATTGTTGTTAACACCTAAAATCTCTCTAGTATTTTGTGCTCCGTCTAAGCCTGTTACTCCAGGCACGCCTTGAATCCAAAACTGAGAGTCTTGGTTAACTGCAAATCTATAAGTACCACCACGTAACAAAGTAAGTGTTGGGTTTAATGCAGAAGTTAAAGAATTTACTGATCTAATGTTATATGCATTTCCTACATCACTTACAACATAGTCAGTTTCTGCAAAGACAGTTGCAGATGAAACTGAAACAACTGGAGGACCTTCTGGTATCCAATAATACTGAGTAAAGTTAATTAATTTATCTAAGTTAGTAAATGAGTCCCAAGAATAGAATTCACTGTTAAACAAACGATTGTTATCATTGACAACACCACCTGATAATTTAAGAGCATCTATTAACTCAGGGTAACTTAAGAAGTCTTTTGCTGTTGATTGATTCTCATTTAAGAACGCAACACCAGGAGCAAGTTGATAATCTGTACGAGTAGCATTAGGCTCTGTTACATAATAATCTTTTGCGTTAACACCATAACCAAACTTACTACCAACATACCCTTGCATTTGTGTAGTAGAAGGATTGTTGACTAAGTTGTCAAGGGTCGCTCCTAAGAATTGGGCGTTGGTTGAGGTTTTGAATATCTCTGGTAAAAACTGTAGTGTTCTTATTCTTGCCATGTTTTATATAGTCCTTAAGACTGTAGTGTGTCAGGTGTTAATGCGGCCACAATTACAACATCATTTGTAGTAGCGGCATTTGCAAATATTTCATACGGTCTGCATTTAATTTCATATAAATCTCCAAATAATTTTTCTGGATCATTTGATACTAATACGACTGAACTAACCATATCTCCAAGTTTCTCATGCAAGTAAGAACTTAACTCTGAGAAGAAGAATGTATCTCCAAAGTTCCAATTATCAATATTAAAATACGTGTCCATTTCTTTTAAAATTGCACTTCGTATTTCACTATCTGATGCATTTGTCGATGTTGATTTTACAGCCTTAATAGTTGCTCGTAGTGATCTATCTGCTTTTGCACCGAATAAAGGTTTGAACGTAACACTATTTAATACTGCACTATCTGACAACATTTTGTAATCATTTATTAACGGATAAGCAATTTGCAACTCATTCATTGTTGGTTGTTCTGGTTTTGTTACTGTATCAGTAGAGTCTTGTATCCAATTTCTATATGCTGTATAATATGATTGTGTTACTAAGTATAAATCAATAATATTAGTAGTTGCTGGATCAATACGAGTTGTATTATTTGCATTATGTCTGTATTGATAATCTAATGCTTGACGACCAGATTTAACAGAATAATCTGTTTGCAATGTTACAACATAAAACGGTGTAGTTACAGTTGGATCTTGTATTGTTTTATAAAATTTATTTTCTGTGTATGCATAGAACAACTGACCTACTGGAAATTCATACTTTACAGTTTCAATTTGTGTTTTATTTCCGTAAGTGTAAATTATATCTGTGTTCGGAACAATAAGTTGTCTTGTTAAGTTAACAGGGTCAGTTACAGTTTTGAAGAAAACATATAAACCAATATTTGCGCCGTTATTAACATACCCAGTGATATCATTAAAGAAGTCTGGATTTAAAATAAGTGTCGAGTTGTTTACATCTGTTGCCGCCACTTCTACTTGGAAATCATTTACATAGCCGTCAGATTCAACAGTCTGTCCTAAAATATTAACTTTAGTATCTGCACCCAATGCAGTATTAGAACCATATATTGTATTAATACCAAGAATACTAACAAAGTCTTTAATAATCTTTCCTGTAAAAGGATCATACACTAATTCATTTTTACTAAATGTAAATCTTGTGTCAGCAACACTACCGAAATAATATGTTAATGACTTATATGTTACAGTATAACGATTATTTCCTAAACTAGTAAACTTAACAAAATAATTTGTATCCGTTGCTGAACCAATTGACCAACGTTCTTGGTTAACAAGCAACGAGTTATCAAACACCAATGTAAAATCTTGTTGCAATTCGATTTTAAGAATTGCTTCTTGTATGATTACACTAGACAATGAATTATCAAAAACAGGAATCACTTCAGTCAACGTGACGCCGTCTGGTACAAAACCATTAAGAGTTACTGGACCTTTGCCATTAGCAAATGACCCTTGACCAGAGTTGTTACCATCGCCGACAACATTTAATATCGTTGACCAAATATAATTCTTCTGACTTGCAGAAGGTATACCAGAAACGAGACGATTGTTGCTATCGAAATAAAATCCTGCAGGTGCTGTAAGTTTTGCAATTGCACCTGTTGTTGCATATTTTGCATTTGTTGTTGTGAATATTCCTAGAGGCTCTGGACTTTCTTTTGATCCATTCTTAGAATAAAAATAACCAGATTCACTTGATGAATCTACTGAACTTGTTTTCCAATATAGAGTACTGCCACCGCCTGTTCCTGGATATGCATAACGTGTATAATTTTGTATGTAATACTGATTAGCACGATTCAATGCAAGTACTGATGCTAAATCATCAGTGAAGAATTGAATGATGTCTGATGTGTTGTTCACTTGCAATGTTAAGAAGCCATCTTCATTGTCTTGGTATAACGCTCCGTCATCGCCAAATGAATTTGTACTTGAATACTTTCCAGTAGGGTCAAGTAAATCTAAATTCTTAGATACGCCAATAGAACTTCTATTAATAGCAGAACTTTTAATTATTGAACTGTAAAGTGTATATGGGAAGTTCGTGTAGTCTTCGCCATTAACCATACGATTTTGCGTATAGTATCTTGTTGGTGCTCTTTGTTTAATTGCTGATAGTGATTCTCTGCCTTGTGCATTAGAAACAGTTAATGGCAAGCCTAATTGTAAACTAAGTGTTTCAGATTTGCCTGTTCTGCTAATATAGTTAAGTGTTACTGATACTCCATTCATTTCTGAAGGATCAATTACATAATTTAATCCATTACTGCTTCTTACAAAGGCTCTAAATGTACCTACGGGTATCTCTGAGAATATACCATCACCGAACACATAAGTGACTTGATCGTTTGCACGTGAATTTACTGAGAAGATTTTCTTAACACTTGATTCTGTTTGTAAATATGCATCTGCATAAACATTATCTACTTGTTCCCATGCTTTTAATGATGAATCTGTTTGAACTTGATATAACCATGTATCAGTATTATTGATACCATTAGTATCAATATTGTAAGTTTCGTTTGCTATTTGTTGTTGAAACGATGTTGTAGAATTTTGTAAAGTCCCTTGTTTAAAGTAAAACATAAACCCAGTGTTTGGTGAACCAAATCCTAATCTGTCATTTCTATATAACATATTCATTTGATTAGTTGGTGCTGGTGGTTTTTCGTAAATGTATGTTTTATCCATTGACGTTCCACTTACTAATTCAAAGTTCATTGAGTTTCCGTCTACTTGTGAGACAAAAGGAACAATTGGACTTGTATTGTCTGGAAGATTAATTGCGTATTCACTTGTACTTACGCCAAGAATTTCAGATGTGTTGCCTGGATTTCCGATTCGTTGAGTATCGATAAGAGTAGCATTGACAACAGTATTCATTTGCTCTAGCCAATTCGTATTACCTGGATCATTCCAAGTGATAGGTACATTACTTAAGTTTTGACCATTTGCATCTACAATGTTTTCTGTTGTTCGTATTGATTGTATTTTAAGGTAGCCTGATGCACATGTATTTCTTTTTGGCGTATAACTAACTAAGTTGGCTAATTTAACAACTGAGTCTCTACGTTCAGCAGTATCAATAAAGTTCTCACGGGCGTTTAGATCGTTTCTGAATGCTAGTCCTTGACCCATGAATGACATAACATCAAGTAGAGCAATAAACTCTGAACTTTCTACATAGTCATTAAAGTTTTCAGGATAATAAAGACGAAGGTAATCGATAAAACTTTTTCTAAGTGTTTCGTAATCGTAACTTCTAAAGTCTGCCTGTGAAAAGGTTTGGTAGATTGCTTTCCAATCATTAACTCCAAATAGACTTGATTGCCTTGAACTTGTTGCCATAGTTATTCCCTGTATGACAAGTATTTATCTTTATGGAAAACCGGGGTTTTTTATTAGAATGAAAGAGTTGCAGAGTTAGTATCTGGATCAAAAACTACAGCAATATCACCAACATTATTGAAAGGATTGATAGATAATTGCACTTCTACTAAGATTCCTTCTTCTCTCTGCCATGATCTTATTGTATTAATATTGAGTCTGTTGTCTTCACTTGCTACTCGTTGGATTTCATTTTGCAATGCAGTAGATACATCTGGTGTGTTTGGCTCAAAAACAAAGTCCCAAAGAGTTGTGCCGTAGTTAGGCTGTCCAACCTTTTCCCCTTTGCGTATGTTTAATGCATTAATAAAATCTTGTATGACTAGTTTTTCATCTAAGAGTTTAAATTTCTTACCAAAAACAGTAGGATCTGTGATACCATTATTAACACCTGTTGCACTTACAGGCAGAGGATTCACCGTTCTCGGTTTATCTGCACCTATTGTTGAAAATCCTATGAATGTTGCCATACTATTATTTATATCCTATTTTAATTTCCATTGACTCAATGTTTGGTCCCACTTCCAATTAGTGCTACCAGCACCGCCTTCTCCGCCACCGCCACTGTTGCCACCAAGACCAAAGTCACCTTGCAAGAATCCACCCATGCTACCAGCTCCATCAGTTGGAGGTGTTGGATCAGTTACTTGTCCAGTAACTGCTTCTACTGTATTTTCTACTACTTCTTCTGCTCCAGGTATAACTGGTTGACCTTCGCCTGCTTCAATAACTGAATACGTGTTTAAACCATCGTCAAGGATATTGACAGTTTGTGATAATCCAGGAGTTATGCCAGCCTGAGTCACATTAGATGTACTTTGATTATTTAATACTTGTGCTGATTGGTTGTCGGCTGTCGTATTAATAAGATTCTCTAAATCTTGGAATTGATTTAACGAACTGTCTACTACAGTTGGTGCAGTGCTTTGCTTTATTTCCTCTGCGACTGCTTTTACTTCTGCAACTGCCGCCGCGTATGCAGGTGAATTTAGTGCCGCTTCATACTGTGCTTTTGCTTGTTCAATTTCTGGAGACCCAGCTGGTAAAGAAGTAACAAGTTCTGCATATGATGCTTGTTTTGCCGCAATTTGTTTTTCTTGTGATGCTACTGCTTTTTGTGCTGTCTTTAATTTTTTCGTTAACGCCTTCAGTGATGCAAATGCACCAAGAGCCGCAGCCGGAATTTTTCCTAATAAGTTTGGTCTTGGTACTTTTGGATTTCCTAATACTTCATTTACAAGACCCATAAGACTTTCTCTAGTACCGAACGTATTCAATGCTACTGTAGGCAATGTGACTGTTGAGCCACCACCAGATGTAAGAGAAGCCAATGCACTTACAAGTGCGGCAGATGCTCCAGGACTCAAAGATCCTGATAATGTATCTGTTAGCCCATCAAGTTTGCTATTAGCCTCTCCGAACAAGTCTTTAATGCCTGCGCCTGGATCTCCTCCAGAGAATGCGTCTGATGCAATACTGCCTACTTCAGATGATAATGATCCTAGTCCATCTGCAATTGCATTGACAGAACCTTTTGCATTATCTACAAGACTACCACCAATTTTCTGTCCTCCTGGTAAAGCAGCCATACCAGATGCTACGACTGCGGATGTTGTTGCTGATGCTCCTGTAGAGACAATCGATGCCGCACTCGCTAATCCACCTGCATTTGCTAAACTTGTTGGTGATCCAGTCAATGCACTAACTGCTGATGTTGCATCACTGATTGCATTGTCTGCTATTGATGTATCTACACTAAATGATGCTAAGTCTGTACCCGTTACTCCTTCTGCCGCCGCAGTTACACTTGCGGCCGCTTCTTTTGCAAGTGCTTCTAAGTCTACAGGAACATTTGCTGGCATCTTTTTAAACGTTGCTGTTATAGATTTAAATGATGACGCGGCCGCACCAATATCAGCATCAAAACCAGCAGTGATATTGAAATCATCTGGTGCTTTATTTAATGCATCTAATGCTTTAGTGATTCCACCTGTACCACCTGTTAATGTACTTGCTAATGCTGATTTTGCACCTTGAGTCACAGAACCCAATAGTTCTGTTCCATTAGCACCACTTAATCCACCACCTGGTGGTAATCCACCACTTGACAGTACTGCCGCAGTACTTGAAACAGTATCAGCAAGTCCACCTGCTCCAGTTAATCCACCTACCATCTGCGTTCCAGTACCAGCGACTATGCCACCTATAGCAGTACTGGCTTCTTTACCTGTTACTGCGCCTATCTTAGTTAACGCTGTTTGTCCTTTTTGTAAATTTGTTACTACTGATTTTGCTTGGGACGATACACTTCCAACCAAAGTGTCTAAATTACTGGCACCATTTTTACCACTGAATGCAGATTTTGGCATTGATTGTTTTACAGATTTGCCTGCACTTACAAGGGTATTAACCATTGTGTCTGCCCCAGGTTTAAGAACTCCACCAGATGACAATTGTGATGGCGTTTGTGCAAAACTACCAATTGCCGCAGTTGCAACTCCAGCCGCACTAGTCACAATGTCGGTTCCCTTAGAGACTGCTCCTCCAAGATTATTTGACATAGCCGCCGCAGTAGCGATTCCACCGAGTACAGATGTCGTTGCATTTTTATCAATTGCTCCACTAATTGCACCAACTTCAGGAACTGATGCTGATGTTGCAGGGGTAACTCCTGGTGCCATGCCACCAGCATTTCCAGCTTCTGAAGCCACTGTATTAACTGCTGAAATATCTGCATCTGGTGTTGCTGGCAATGCTTCATCAGCGCCAGATTCAACTGTAACGTCAACTCCTTGGTTAGCATATTGCCATGGCATGTGAGCAGGTGCTCGTGTTGTGATACTATCAATTTGAGCCAATGCTGTTGCCCATCCTACTGCTTTATCAAATAATGTATCTGGGTGTTGTTTTACTTCAATTGGTTCTACAAGTCCTGGAATAAGCGAAGCACTAGGACCGTTCATGTGTATTTTTGGGGCATTCTCAAGTATTTCCATACCAGACTCTAT